AATATTTTTTAAACTTTTTTCGCTTAGATTAACGCTTTTTTCTCCAGTTTCATAAATAGCTCTTTTACCCAAACCTTGTTTTCTTATAAAAGATTGCTTTATTTTAGTCGAAGGATCATTTAAAATTCTTTGCTCTAATTGCTTTATTAAACCTCTATCAAATCCGGTTACATTTTGTAGTCTTTTTAAAGCTTCTAAAGAGAAGGTTATCTTAGTTGGTTCTTTTTTTAATGTTTTTTTAAGTTGTATTGATTTTAATGTTTTGTTTAAATTTTCTAATAGTATAGATAATTTGGTCGAATCTAAAACACTACTAGCTGGAGCAGGAATCGCTACTGGAGGTGTTGCTGCTGGAGGAGTTGCTGCTGGAGGAGTTGCTGGCGCAGGAATTACTACTGGAGGCGTTGCTGCTGGAGTTGCTGCTGGAGGAGTTGTAAGATTTAGCTTTGATGTTAGATCTATTATATTGATTTTGTCTGCTACAATTTTATTTAAATCTACATCTTCAATTTTAATCTGATCAATTTTATTGGATAAAGCTTTGCTTATATCCTCATTTAAATCGGTTTCTTTTATTTTTATTTTACCCAATTCATTTGATATATTACGAACCGATTCATCTAATATATTTGAAGTTTTCCTCTTATATTCTGGTTGTAATTCTGTTAAACCTAAAGGATCTGCCATTTTTTTGACAAAATTAGGGTCTCTTACTTTTTTATTAATCTCTGTGATTAATTCATTTAATGTGGTTTCTGATAGATACTTTAATTTCCTAAGAACACTCTCTTGGAAGACCCTTAATTGATCTGTATCTCCAATTAAAAATTTTAAAAGCTCTGCAGAGGTCATTGGCCCTGCAACTTCTAATTTTTTAAGGATTTCTTCTATTGGTAAAGTTTCTGTTGTCGAAACTGGCATATAGAATACTTAGACTATACACCCTAAAAATAATTTAAACTGATAAGAAAAGCATACTATCTATATCTATAGGTTTAGATAAGGTTTCGTCGTCACTTTTTACGGTTAAAATATTGTTAATTTCAATTTTCCATTCTGCAGCTTTCTGTATTACTAATTGTAAAACAGCAGCTGGAAGTTTTTCTATTAATGCTAATCTTTGTGTAACAGACATTTTTGAAAACTCGAAATCTTGGTTATCTATGGATAAATCTTTTATATATTTGCCAGTCTCTACTAAAAATGCTTCTGTAATGGTTTGTTTTATAACCTCGATATCATCGTCTTTTGGTTGTGCTTTAGTAAATTCATCAAATGCTGTATCTAATTCTAAATAGGGAATTTCAACGATTAATTTAAGATTGACAGAATTTTTATTAATGTTAATTTCATATGCAGAAGGGTGGATATATGTTTTGAAAGAATTTATTAAAGGTTGTAATTCTATGGTTTTTTCAATTTTAGGTTCTGCTTGTAATTCTATTTTTAGCTCTTTCGAAATTTGATTCCTTAAACTTAATGCTATGCAAATTTTATCTACAACTGTAAAAGTAGAAAATATATTTTCTTCTAAACAATTTTCTTTTATAATTTGGTAAAAGGTTTTTGCAAATGTTGACTTAGCTATAGATGAATCAAGCGCACTTTGAAGTAATTTCTTTTGTTGTTTAGCACTAATTTCTTTAATAGAAACATTTCTTTTTAATGAAGGAATCCATACACTAGTTGTAAATGCTTCTGTTGTTGCGTTGTCTAGAATTTTTAAAGCGTCGCTAAAAGACAAGGGTTGTGTATTTGTTTCTGACATATATTCTAATTAGATCAAACGTCTCCAAAATCACTCATGAGTTTTTGCAATTCAGGAGAACCGTTAAAATTTGTTAGGGTTTCCTCTGGCACATCATTTTCATTTGCTTTAGACTCTTCTTCTATTAAAGATATATAAATTTTCCTTTCTGATAAGGTTAGTTTATCAATATAAGAAGGGTTTATTTTTTTAGAAGCCATTACATAATATTCTTGGTATATGTTTCGTAAATTGACAGAAAAAAACAATCTTAAAAATTCTTGATAATTTGTATTATATAAACTAAATCTAAAATCATTCAATTTTGTTAATCCAAAAAGATCTTTTTCGACCATAATTTTAATAGATTTTAATATTGTATCCTGAATTTTATTTTGTAAAATTAAAGGCAAATTTTCATACAATTTAACCTTTTGTTCATGATCAAAGTTTTTTAATAAAATGCTTTGATTTTGTATCTTTATTTCTTTTACATATTCACATATAGACTCTACTACAAAATCCATATTTAAAGAAGTTTTTTGTAAATTTAAAAAATATTTCTCAGATCTGATATTGGGCCAATCTAAAATTACTTCATAATCATTATAAACTAGTTTGTTCTCTGATAAGGCTTCTGTAGAAGCTTCATATATTTTTTTTAAAAACACATTTAAATCAATTGTTATTTTGACTTTTTGTGTTTGGGAATTTTCTTCTTTATTTGCTTCGTATTCTAATTCTATTTCTGGTCCTATGCTTATTATGCGTAGCTTGGTTAAAAATAAAATATATTCAATAATACTCAAATCATATATTTCATTTTTATTTTGTAAACATTGTGAACATATTTCAATTAATATTTGCGAATATTCCTCAAGATAATCTTTTTGCAAAGGTAACATAACATTAGCTTTTGAAAGAGCCAATTGCTCTTCACTCACCATTTCTCGATATCTTAATGTTTTGTTGGATAGAGGGAGCTGAACACTGTATAAATGGAACTGCATTATTAAAATGACATTAATTGTGGAGATTGTGCATCTAAAATAGAATATCTATCATATACAAAATCTACATTAGTATACATCAAACCTTCAGAAGCATATGAATTAGTAATCCCTTGCACACTAATAGGTGCTAAATTATAAAATCGAAAGACTTTACGTATCGCCATAGGACTTCCAGCACCAGTTTTTCCTAAGCTTATTATATCTGCAAATCTACATTTAATATTTTTAGGTGAATTTGCCGTTCTTGCTACTAAACCATTATAACCGACCATTATGGACCAAGGTCTTAAAACTAAGTCTATAAAAGAAGCGTTTGTTTCTGTAAAAACTACAGTTAATTTTTGATAAGGAGATCGAGAAGAAACTGTTGCTGGTGCTTGATATCCACCATAGCTAAGACCTTGATTTGCAGCAATTATATTTTCTGTAGGAGTCTGTACCTGTCTAGCAAAAACACATCCTACTAAATTTTCAGTAGCTATTTGAAAATCGGGTCTTAGTAATTGATTAATTGTAGTTTGAGAAATATCCCAAGCACCACCACTACCACCTGCATCATAATTTCTTACAGCAGTAGCTAGGTCTGTCTGCAGTGCATTGACAGAACCTAAATCAAAATACACAAACCACTGGCTAGCCAGTGCTATGGTGCTAGGCCACCTACTTAAAATATCTAGGTAAAAGTTATAAGGACTACCAGCCATTATTACTACTTACCTAGATATGTTTAAATTATACCGTTACTAAAGGTGGTAGCCAATATTGATAAGCAATTGTGGCTTGTTGAGTTACAATCTCACCTGCTTGAGTTACATCTAATGTATAATCGCCAATATTAACGCAATAAGCGCCTACCAAAAGGTAAGTGCGTAATGGTGCACCATTTTTACCCATCAAAGCTAAAGTAACTGTACCAAGGTTTTTAACCTCATAAGCACCAGAGCTAATCTGATCATCAAATGTAGCACGAGACCAAGCTTCTAATTTAGCACGTATACCTAAATCTTGTGGCATTCTGAATGTTACGTTCCAAGCATTGCTGTTTGGATATTGTGCTGTTCCAGGGACGTTAAAATTTAAGCCCATGAAAGGCACTTGGACGTTATTAATAGATCTTTGAGGTAATGTAGTTGCAGTTAAATAAACTAAATCCTCCGGACCAAAATTAATATTTGAGGTACCAGAATTGATGTTCAGAATTCTGAAAAGATTGGTTCTAGCAAAATCTCTACTAATTGCGTTTTGGTAGAAATTTTGAATGTCTTGATTTGCAAATATGTTAGGCATATATTCTATTTATCCTCCTATTAACCAATCAATTCATCAAAATTGACACCGGTTCTAGTCGCGACAAAATCCGCTAATATAAACTCAGCTGTTCTCACAGGTTGAATGTATATGGAAATTCTCAACTCGTTATTGTCTATAACGTCTGGTGGATTATTACGTTCATCACACACTAGTTTATAGTCATATAACCCATCATTGTTTTTAGCTTGATCAAAAATAGGTGATAAAGCATTTACCAATCGGGTTCTTGTTGTGTATGAATTAGGTTCAAACACAAAATATTTTAATAAACCTTGTGCAGTTTTTTCTAGAGTTAAGAATAAACGACGAACATTAATCCTATCAAATGCTGATGGCTTAGTGTATAGAGTCTTTTGACCATAAATCACATATCCGTCACCAGGGAAATATGCTATCGGATTAATATTGATGCGATATAGTAAATCTCTTTGTTTTTGTGTAGGATTTACAGCTAAATCTGTTACGTTTGTTAATACACCACGGTTGAAACCAGCCGGAGCTGTCCATGGGAAATTAGTTTGTGTTGATTCTGCAATAGCAGCTGCTACATAACCTGATGCAGGTATCCATACTTGTTTATTTGCAGCGGTATCATTAGTTTTTAACCAGTTACCGTAAGTGGCTGCATAACTTGATACATTACCAGCATATAGGTTCTTGAGAGGCCAGTATATATCCGAAGAAAATACGTAATTTGAATCTCTTGAAGCCTTTGTATTGTTGCCTTGTACAAATATAAAGCGTAACGGATCAGCAATAAAAATGTGGTCCTTACGTGTTCTGTCGGCAAATGATATGAATTGTGTTGCAATATCATTGTAGACACTTGCTACTCCACCAACTGGGCTGTTTGTTTGAGCATATAGCGCAGAAATGTCTACGGAATATGCCTCATCATATAACCATGCACC